TTTTGGCGGTTTGCCCTAAAGTGCTTGATATGAGTCTTCCCTGCTGGATTTATAACAATGCTAATGTTGGTTGTGAGGACTGCCGCCGCGAGTTTTGGATGCAGAAGGTGGATTAATGGAACGACTGACGAAGCGAGACACCGATGGACAGGCAATGATGGACTGCGAGAAGTGCAAAGCGGATTGGACGGGTAAGCATGGTAAGCCGATGGTTGACTGCACCGCGCTGTACTGCCGTAATCGACTCAAGGATCGCCTCGCCGCCTACGAGGACACGGGGCTGACGCCCGGGGAAATCAAGTCAATGCAAGGGGAGCACTTTAGCGGTCTGGAAATGGCAAAATTGCACAGCGCACTCATGGAACTCAAAAAATATCAAGAAGCTGACAAGGACGGTCGGCTGGTGCTGCTGCCGTGCAAGGTGGGTGACGGGCTTTGGACATTCTGTAGTCACCCGGTCGAGCAAGTTTATAGTTTTACTGTGACAGATATAAGCACACTTAATGGGAGGACTATGCTGAACACATCACGTTGCGGCGTTATAGATGCGCGTGATGTCGGCAAGACCGTTTTCCTCACCCGTGAGGAGGCGGAGAAAGCATTGGAGGCGATTCAAAATGAATAAGGCTGCTATGCTGAGCATTCGCCCGAAGTGGTGTGAGAAGATCGCCGGCGGTGAGAAGACCATCGAAGTCAGAAAAACTAAGCCGAAGCTGGAAGCGCCGTTTAAGTGCTACATCTACTGCACAGCGGAAAGAGCTGGGTATGATGCACTCTGGGTTTTGGATGCTCCAACAAGAGAAGAATACTCGTTTATGGCGGTGTCTGCTTACTTAGAGAATCCGAAAGGTGCAAATAAAGGAAACGGCAAGGTCATAGGCGAGTTTACCTGTGAGCGGATCGTCCCGATCACATACGATGGCGGCAGGCTATGGTGTCCGACAAATGCCGCCTTTTCCCCTGCGACGTGCTTATCTCAGGCAGAAATTATAGCTTATATCGGCGATAAGGGGCGTTGTTACGGCTGGCACATCTCCGACTTGCGCATTTATGATATGCCGAAAGAATTGAGCGAGTTCACCGGGTTGCGCGATACCAAATTTGGCGCCGCACCGCATGAAATCAAGCGCCCGCCGCAGAGCTGGTGCTATGTGGAAAGGATGAAGGATGGCAATTAGCAAATCAAAGCGCGAAGCGGTCTACCGAAAGTATAATGGGCACTGTGCGTATTGTGGACGAGAAATCGCTTACAAGGATATGCAGGTAGACCATTTCAAACCATTGAGGGCGTGGGGGATTGAGGACGCGGGAACAGATGACCTTGACAACCTCATGCCAGCCTGCCGGATGTGCAATCACTACAAGCGTGCAAATTCGCTTGAAACTTTTAGGCATTGCATCGCAGAAATTCCGCGAAAGCTGCGCGAGAACTATATCTACAAGGTCGGCGTGGTTTATGGCAATGTCATCGAGGCCGAAAAACCGATTGAGTTTTACTTTGAGACGCAGGAAAGGAAGGCGGTTGACAATGGCTGAATACATTGAGAGATCCACTGCTGTAAAGGCGGTCTTGCGGGAACGAAAACCAACAAACAGTGTAGCGCAAAATCGCATGTTATCTATTACCCAGCGGTATGGGAAGCCGGGTACGCTGACGTGTCACAATAAGCACGCACCGAGCAATAGACGCAATGTGGGCAGCGCCGATTTTTGCAGCTACGGCGAACCGAAGGAGGGGTAACGAATGGACGTTGTTGGGCGAAAGGTTGTTAAAACGCGGGCGGCTCATGTGTGCTTCGGTTGCGGGCGCAAATTCGAGCAAGGGGCTATGATGGAGCGCAGTTGCGTTTTCGATGGGACACCGTGGACGTGCTATCTGTGCGAGAGCTGTCAGAAAGCGTCTTCTGAGTTAGGATGGCAAGACGAGTATGGATTTGGAGACCTACGTGAACGTGCGCTTGAGATAGAGAGCGCGAAGATGGACGGAGGTGACAGCGATGAGGCTGATTGACGCGGATAAACTTTGCGCACGCCTGAGCCGCAATGCGACACCGTATTTTACGGTACCAGATATTGATAACACTCCCACCGTAGATGCCGTGGTCGTGACGCGGTGCAAGGACTGCAAGTATCTTGTTAACGCGACGGTTAACGCTAACGGCTTTCTCATCTGCGACATCAACGATATGGAGATCACACCGGACGATTTTTGCAGCTACGGCGAGCCGAAGGAGGGCAACCATGCTGACGATCACGATTAAAGCCAACGTTCCCGCCGCTGACGCGCAGGGCATCAAGGAGCGCATCGCCATGGACATAGAGCGATACGGCGACTGCAAGGTCGTGAGCATCGTGAGCGATAGAGGGCGAGAAGAACAGTTACGAATGAAAGGGGCCAAATTATGAGCATCAACGTAAAGAAGTACACCAAAGACCAGATGGCGAAGATGGTGGAGGGCGCGCAGGAGAAGACTGCGGCGCTTGAAGCAGAAATCGCCGAGCTGAAAAGCTGCATCGACGCGAAGAATGATCTGATTGCCGAGTATGCGAACCTAAAGGCGGCGATGCAGCGAAAGGACGCTGCCCTGACCGAGCAGGTCAGCCAGATGAACGGCGAGGCCATCACCCGCGAGAACGTGATCGCGAACCTGAAAGCGGACGCGGATATTCTGCGCATGAAGCTCAAGAACGCCAACGATACCATGGAGGCAGTAAGCAAGGAACTGCAAAGGGTCAATTCGGAAAATGACGGCCTGCGAAATAAGCTCACTGACACCGAGGCGGCGCTGGGGCGGGCGAATGCAGAGTTGACGTATTCTGTCGCTGAAAAAAATGCGCTGCGGAATGACGTAACTAAAATGGTGGGTAGAGCCGCTCTTGAGTGTGGGCGCGCCAACTACGCAGAATCCCACCCGTGGCATAACCTGTGGGCGTGGGTGAAGAGAAAGCTCGGTGGTGAGTAAGTGGGTCATTATTACCCGCTGTGAGTTAAAACAAAAAGGGGGCAAAGATGGACGCTAAGCGCCTGAACCGTGACGCAGTTGTATATAAGCAAATTACGATTCGCGTGGGAGAGCAAAACGATAGGAGTCTTATTTTGGCAGCGAAAACATATCGAAAACAAGGTACTGTGAAATATGTAAATCTTGATAGCGAATACATAGTTGCAGAAATTGAAGGAGCAAAAGAAGTTTTTCGAGCAGAGCGGAGGCGCATATGAGCACATTTCCTGACCGCCTGCGGAGGTTACGCGAACGCCAGCAATTAAAGCGCTGCGTGCTGTCCGAGCTGTGCGGGCTGAACCGCAACACGATCAAACGCTACGAGATGGGGACGCAGAAACCGTCAATGGATGCGCTGATAAGCATTGCTGATTATTTTGGCGTGTCGATTGATTATTTGCTCGGGCGGTCGGACTACCCCAAAAGTTTATAAAAATATTTTGCAAAACTCACTTATAAGTGAGTCAGGGCATTGCAATTATGGGAGAATTGAGCCGCAGAGGTGTAAAAGCCTTTGCGGTTCTCTCATTTATGGCGTTTACCTCCTGCGCCATAGCGGGACGCGGTGCTTTTCACACCGCCCCCGCACCATGCCGCACGCGCGATGCAGCCCACGATCAGGGCCGAGAGGTCGCACCTCTCATGTGGCACAGGACCCCGCGCACCTCTCAACGATGTGGCCCAGCGGGGACATATAGGGGCGAATGTTCCAAGGCTGGCGAGGCGGTCTCCAAAACCGCTTGGGTGGGTTCGATTCCCAACCGTCCCTGCCAGAGGCCGGGTAGCGCCCGGACAATGTGAGACCGTTGTCGTCATGGCTCACATGGAAATGACAATGCTTGCTGAAAACTGCACCGTGGGAGGGAAACGCCTCAGCGTAATGGTGCTGCACTTGTAAAGCAGCAATCGGTGATGTGACAATCTAAGCGGGAAGACGGCCAATATGCGGCATAGGTGCCCCGTAAGGGGAGACCACAGCGAGTGACGGGGACTTTCCCCGAAGCGCTAAAGCAGGGCAGGACTGCAATGCCGTGCCAGATGTATGCTACCGCATTGCGGCACCACGGAAGGGCAAGACCGCTACAAGGGGCTTGCCTGTGCGCTGTATGAAAGCGGCAGGCTGAATAATAATTACTTGGCTGGCTCCGGCCTATGGGCTAATGAATGAAGAAACGGATGCGACCGACATACCGGCGCAGGGCTGAAAAGTTCCGTGGGATACCGGCATTGCTACACTCTGCGCGAGTGCCGAGGCGTTCAATGGATGTGGCGTGGTGGCGGCAATCGTATGATTAGGCCGCTGTGTAAGCAATTCAAACAGAGCGCAATGCCGGGACCTGTGAAAAGAATAACGCCAAATGTGGGCGTCGTTGTAGCCCCTCGGGGCGGGTAAAGTCTGCTATGTAAGGCCAAGGGGCGGGGGCTGGTAGCAAAACGAAAGGGAGTGAGCGTATGGCTGGCGGAGCGCCAAGAAAATGGAAAAGCGTAAGCGCGATGCAGAAAGCTATTGACGTTTACTTCAAAAAGTGCGAAGGCGAACCGTTTATCGGAGATGACGGTTGCGCTGTGCGAGATAAGTACGGGGTGCCGATCATCATCAACGCAAAGCCGCCGACAATCACGGGGCTTGCATTGGCGCTTGGATTTACAGGGAGACAAGCGCTGCTGGATTATCAAGCAAGGCCAGAGTTTGCGGACACGGTTACGCGCGCGAAGTCCAGATGTGAAGAATACGCCGAATCTCGGCTCTACGACAAAGACGGCGCGAACGGCGCGAAATTCTCACTTGGCTGTAATTTTGGGTGGCGTGAAGTGACTGAGACGAAAATCAGCACCGACCCGGTCAAGGTGGTTGTCGATGTCTGATATTCTTCTGTCCGAGAAAATTGGCCCTGCGTTTTACGACATTGCGCATGACATTTTCCAACATGGTCACACGCATTACGATTTTAGCGGCGGACGCGGTTCGCTGAAATCGTCCACGGTGTCAATTATCGTTCCGCTTTTACTGGTTGCCAATCCGGGAACGCACGCGCTTGTGCTGCGCAAGGTGGCAAACACGATCCGCGATAGCGTGTATGCACAGTATATCTGGGCAATCGGTGAACTGGGTATGGCGGCGTATTGGGAAGCCAAAGTCTCCCCGATGGAGCTGATCTATAAGCCGACGGGACAGAAAATCATGTTCCGCGGCGCGGATGACCCTATGAAGATCAAGTCTATCAAGGTTCCGTTTGGCTATATCGCCGTGACGCATTTTGAAGAAAAAGACCAGTTTGCCGGACGCGCGGAAATCCGAACTATTTTGCAGTCGACCATGCGCGGAGGCTCGGTGTTTTGGAACTTTGAGAGCTACAACCCGCCGATTTCGCGCGACAACTGGGCGAACAAAGACAGCTTGGAAGAACGCGCTGACCGGCTGTGCCACAAGTCAACGTACTTGCAAGCACCGCCTGAATGGTTGGGGGAACAGTTTCTTGCAGAAGCGGAACACCTGAAAGAAACGGACGAGCGCGCATATCAGCATGAGTATCTCGGTATTCCGGTAGGCACTGGAGGGAATGTGTTTGATAAGCTGGAACTGAGGGAGATTTCCGATGAAGAAGTCAAGAGTTTCGACCGCATCTATCAGGGAGTGGACTTCGGCTGGTTCCCAGACCCGTTTGCTTTTATCCGGCTGCATTATGATCGGGCGCGAGAGACCATCTATCTGCTGGACGAGATTTACCAAAACAAATTATCCAACGAGCAAAGCGCGACCATGATTAAGCAGCGCGGATATAACAACATTAGAACGATCTGCGACAGCGCCGAGCCGAAGAGCGTTGCTGATCTCCGCGCAATGTGGCTACCTGCGTATGAAGCGGTTAAAGGTCCCGGATCTGTGGAATATGGCATGAAGTTTTTGCAGCGGAGAACGATTGTTATTGATAGGCGACGCACACCGCACGCTTACGATGAATTTGTTGGATACGAATACGAACGAAACAAGGACGGTGACATTATCAGCGGATACCCAGACGCGAACAACCACCTGATTGACGCGACTCGGTATGCGTTAGAGCCTGTCAGCCGCAGAATGGGAGTTATTGCATGAGCAGTGCAGTTATCCAAAAGTTAAAAGAACTTGGCTATACGACAATCCCAGAGGAATTTTATACATACGTGTCCCTTTGGAAGTCGTGGTACGTCGGCAAAGTCAATGGTTTCCATCAATACCGGCGATATAACGGGCATAAGTGGACAAAGTGCAACCGTGCAAGCCTCGGCATGGCGAAAAAGGTTTGTGAGGACTGGGCAAACCTCTTGATGAATGAGAAGGTTCAGATCACGCTTGAAGGCCATAAGGAGCAGGAGTTTATTGACAGGGTTCTGACGGCGAACAACTTCACGGTCAAGGCAAACGAAATGCAGGAAATGAAGTCAGCGCTCGGAACTGTTGCGTACATTCCGCGTGTGGTTGGGCAGGCCGTCAACGAAAGCGGCGAGGTTGTGCCGGGAGATGTTTCCGGCATCGAGCTGGACTATGTGACGATTGAGCACATCTTTCCGCTGGATTGGCAGAATGGATTTATCACAGAATGCGCGTTCGACAGCGTAGTCACACGAGCCGGAAAGAATTATCTGTATTTGCAGATTCACCGGAAAGACGAAAACGGCCTTTATGTTATCGAGAACAGTATTTACAGATACGAAAACGAAACGCTTGCCGACGCGCGGCTCACCGATGTTCCGGGCTTTGAGCGAATCCCCCCTGTGGTACATACGGGAAGCGACAAGAGGCAGTTCGTCATCGACAGACCGAACATCGCAAACAATCTTGACTACCTGCTTCCGGTTGGTATCCCTGTGTATGCAAATGCAATCGACGTTCTGCGCGGCGTTGACTGTGCCTATGACTGCTACGTCAACGAGTTCGAAAACGGCCCCATGATGATGATGGTCAAAATGCCCGCCACAAGGTGGGAAGACGACGAACCGACGCTTGATGACAACGACCGGCGATTCTATCTGCTTCCGGAGGATACGCAGCAAGGGAACGTTGTAGAGACAATTTCTCCGACGCTGAGAACCGAGCAGCTGAATGTAGGACTTCAAGACCAATTGAACGTACTGTCCAGTAAGTGCGGCTTCGGCGAGACCTATTACTGTTTCGACGGCGGCAGCGTAGCGACTGCCACACAGGTCATCAGCGAGAACAGCACCATGTTCAGGACGATCAAGAAGCATGAAATCATTCTTGAACAGGCATTGACGGAGCTGTGCCGTGTTCTGCTTCGGCTGGGCAACACGGCCATGAATGCTTGGCTGAATGAGGAAGTGGAAATATCCATCGACTTTGATGATAGCATCATTGAGGACAAGCAGACCGACTTTTCCCGCGATATGCAGCTTTTGCAAGCTGGCATCATGAACGATTGGGAGTTCCGTATGAAGTGGATGAACGAGGACGAGGCGACCGCAAAGGCGGCGCTGCCGAAGATGCAGGACATGGCAAAAGAACCGGAAGAAGAAATCGAGTGAGGTGACGGTGTATGCGTCCTTACCCTTTTAGCCCAGCCTTACTTGACGCGCTGCCGGAAGAACTGGCAGAACTGTTCCGGGCGCTTGAAATCACGCTGCTTGACGAGATATGCAGCCGATTGGTCTTCGCAGATCAGCTCAATGAAGTTACGGTGCAGGATATTCAAGCGCTGAGATCGCACGGCATTGACCTAAAGGACATCGAGAAAGCAATCCGCAAGACAACCGGCATCAGCGAAACAAAGCTTAACAAGCTGCTTGATGATGTGGTGGAGCGTAACCAGAAGTATTATACCGAGTTTATTGACCTTGCACACATCACCCAGCCCGAGACGCTGGTAAGCATAGAAGATACTTGGGCGATATACGAGCAGACAAAGCAAACACTGCGCAATATAACGCGTTCAATGGGTTTTTTAGTGGACGCTGGGCGCACGATGCTCCCCCCTGCCAAAGCGTACCAATGGGCGTTGGATAGCGCTACAATGCAAATCCAGAGTGGCGCGATCAATTACAATCAGGCCATCAAGACGGCAGTAAAGCAACTTGCAGACAGCGGATTGAAGGTAGTTGACTATGAAAGTGGCCATCGAGACCAAATCGATGTGGCAGCGCGCAGAGCCGTGATGACTGGCGTAAATCAAATTTGCGCTAAATATACGGAGCAATCGGCGCAGTATCTCGAAACTCCGTATTTCGAGGTTTCCGCCCATGCTGGCGCGAGAGATAAGCCGGGGCCGTCGCCGTGGTCAAGCCATAAGGATTGGCAAGGCAAGGTATATAGTATTCGCGCAGGGGACATTTACCCGAATATATACGAAGTGTGCGGCCTCGGCGCTGTTGATGGGCTGGAAGGAGCCAACTGCCGCCACCGCCGCAACGTTTGGGTTGAGGGCGTAAGCGAGCGCACCTACACAGAAGAACAGCTTGAGCATATCGACGATGGTTTGGGCTGTATGTTTGAGGGCAAGACCTATACGGCATACGAGGCCACGCAGGAACAGCGAAAGGTGGAGCGCACCATACGCAAACTAAAGCGCGAAAAAGCCGCTTACAAGGCCGCAGGATTGCATGAAGAAGAACAGGCGGTAAACATACGGCTGCGGCGGTTAAACGCCAAATACAAGGCGTTCAGCGCGGCGGCAGGGCTGCCGGAGCAGAGGGATAGGATGAAGGTGCTGTATTGAACTGGGAAGAAGCCAAAAAGGAAATTGATGCAATTTTGAAGCGCGGAAACGATGTGGAAATTCGCCGAAAAGGTGTCGGGTACATCGTTTTAGAGGTTAAGAAAACAATCAAATACAGCACTTCCGCGCAATAGGGCGCGGGAAAGGGCAATAGGAGCCAACTACTGAGAGTTTCTCGGTGGTTGGCTCTTTTGTTTTATCAACACCGACCGACAGGTCGTTAAACAAGGAGATTTTTATGGCAGAAGAAACCACCGTGCAGAGCACGGGAATGACTGCGCAAGAGCAGGAAAAGACGTTCACTCAGGCTGACGTTGACAAGATGATTCAGTCGAGGCTTGACAGAGAACGGAAGAAGTACCCCAGCGAGGAAGAAATCACCGCATACCGCGCATGGAAAGACGGCCAGCAGACCGAACAGGAGCGACAGGCAAAACGCGATAAGGAGCTCGCGGACAGCAAGAGCGCTTTATCCGCTGCACAGTCTGAGCTTGAGCAGGTCAAGCGTGATAAGTACGTGCTTTCCAAAGGCCTGACTGGCGATGATGCAGAGTTTATCGCGTTTAAGGCTCTCAGGATGGTGGACGACAAGACCACTTTTGAGCAGGCCGTTGATAAGCTCACGGAAAATCGTCAGAAAGTCAAGTTTGACTGGACGGCTCCTGCGGGCGGCGGTGACAAACCGAACGCAAATAATGCCGCGATGAACAGTCTGATTCGCGGCGCACTCAAGTAACGAAAAGGAGATTACAACATGGCAAGTATTGATCGTTCCGCACTTTCCGGCCTTATCCCGGAACCCGTAACCCGCGAAATCATGCAGGGCGCTATCGCCGAATCTGCCGTTCTTCGTATGGGCCGCAGACTGGCGAACATGTCCAGCAAGACGCAGACCATCAATGTGCTCGACGCGCTTCCCTCCGCGTACTTTGTTAACGGCGAGGCCACTGACGGCGGCGCCGGTGAGGCATTCAAGCAGACCACCAAGATGGCGTGGGACAAGAAGAAGCTGTACGCCGAGGAGATCGCTGTTATCGTCCCCATCCCCGAGGCTGCTCTCGATGATGCGGACTATGACATTTGGGGCGAGGTCAAGCCCCGCCTGACCGAGGCTTTCGGCAATGTCATTGACGGCGCTATGCTGTTTGGCAAGAATAAGCCCAGTACCTGGCGTGATGGCATTGTGCCCTCTGCTATTGCTGCGGGAAATGGTGTTCCTGTCAGCTCTGACATTTACGCCGACATCATGGACGAGGGTGGGCTAATCTCCAAGGTCGAGCTGGACGGCTTCAATCCCAATGGCGTTATGTCCGCTATCCAGATGCGCGGTAAGCTGCGCGGTCTTCGCGATACTTCCGGTCAGCCTATTTTCAAGACCGATATGCAGGGCGCTACCCGCTACGGCCTCGACGGCATGGACATGTACTTCCCCATGAACGGCGCGTTCGACCCTGCGCAAGCACAGATGATCGTCGGCGATTGGAGCCAGCTCGTCTATGCCATCCGCCAGGATATGACCTTCAAGGTGTTCACCGAGGGCGTTATCCAGGACCCCGCCACGAAGGAAATCGTTTACAACCTCATGCAGAACGATATGGTCGCGCTTCGTGCCGTCATGCGTCTCGGCTGGGAGATCGCGAACCCCATCAACGCGTATAATGCAGAAAAGGCAAATCCGTTCCCGTTCTCCGTTTACGGCAAGGGCGGCGCCATTTCCACCGTCGCCGTGACCCCTGCTACCGCCACCGTAAAGAAGGGCGAGAGCAAGCTGTTTACCGCCAAGGTTGACGGCGAGGGCATCATCAACGGCGAAGTCGAATGGTCTCAGGACGGTACGAAGAGCGAGATCAGCGATGAGGGCGTTCTGACCGTTTCCGCTACCGAAACCAAGAGCAGCATCACCGTTACCGCGAAGTCCAAGCAGGACGGGACCAAGACCGGCACTGCCACCGTTACCGTTTCTGCCTGATCTGAAAGGAGCTGACCCGTATGACTTACGCAGACTTTGAATACTACTCCAGCACTTATATGGGCGCCGTGAGCGAAAATGACTTCCCGCGTCTTGTTGTCCGCGCCAGCTCCTACCTCGACTACTACACGCGCAATAGAGCACAAGACAACGCCGATCTGGACGCGGTAAAGATGTGCTGCTGCGCGCTCGTTGACAAGTATGCAGTCATTGAATCAGCGCAGGCGCTTGCCGTGAAGAACCTTGCAAACGCTGCGGCAAATGGCGCGGAAGTCAAAAGCGAAACGGTAGGCAGCTATTCCAGAACACTTGCAACGGGCGGGGAATCCGCCTTGTCTGCGCTCAGTGCGACGGACGGGGCAAAGAAACTGCTTGCGGAAACGTGCATGGAATACCTTGCCCATACCGGACTGCTGTATCGCGGAGGTGGTTGTAGATGTACGCTCCCCACACTGTAACGATTTACAACATCGTGCAGGAGATCGACCCGACAACGCTTGATGAGGTCGAAAAGGTCTATACCACAATCCTGCGCGGCGTGATGCTGCAAGCGTCGAAGGGCGTGAACGTGCGCGAAAGCGGCCTTGAGAGCGCGGACGCTGTAAATCTGTATATCCCGTTCGCCGTAGAAGCGGTGGACGGGGTAACAGGTAAACCAAAAACTTACATCGGTCCGCAATCATTCTTTAAATCGGCGGATAAGTCCGATTTGTGGACGCTCTCATACAAGGGCAACGGTGGCATGACGTGCTTTGTGAAGGGCGAATTCGTTTCGGACGACATGACCGTCGTACTGAGCCATGACGATTGCTACAACGTGACTAAGGTTGATGCGATGGACTACGGTAGTGCCGATATGCAGCATTTTCTCGTTGGGGGTGCGTAATGGGAATCAAGTTTTCCGTGCATACCGACGGCTTTGACGCTGTGAAGGAAGCCATTGCCAAGGCTTGTACGCGCGCTGAACACGTTTTAGCCGAGCAGATGGAAAAGGATACCCAGCCATTTGTACCGTCTTCTGGAGCTGCCGCAGGGCTTATGAACAGGACGCGTGTCATCGGAAACAGTATTGTATATCCGGGACCTTATGCCCGATACCTCTACCGCGGAAAGCTGATGGTAGACCCTGAAACTGGCAGCTCTTGGGTGCGAAAAGGCGAACACAAGGTAGTGACAGATCGGAATTTGGTGTTCAGAACAGATGTTAATCCCCAAGCTCAAGCGCATTGGTGCGAAGCATCAAAAGCGCAGAACATTGGCAAGTGGGCGCGCGTAGCAGAAAAGGCGGTGAAGAAGTACGGAACAGATTAAAAAGACTGTCTCGGCGGCAGAAGAGGATCAGGTCTCCCGAAAGCTGCTTGCGTGGTTAAACACATTCCCTGACAAGCCGGTTGATTTGATCCGGTTCGAATTTCTTCCCGCCGATACTGCGGCGATGGCGCTGTCTACGATTCAGGCGGCGTACATCGTACAAAAATACATTCTCGGTGGATATCAGGCGGAATACCAGTTCAAGGTCATCTACCGTATGAAGCCGGGGAACAGCAACGACAAACGGCTCAAAGCTGACGAGCTGCTTAACGCCTTGGGCGATTGGGCAGCAAGCGAAACGCCGCCTGACATTGGCGACGGCCGCCGCGTCATTCGCATTGAGCCGACAACGCGATCCTCGCTTTTTGCCGTGTATGAAAACGGCGACGAGGATCACCAAATCCTTATGAAAATGAACTACGAGGTGATTCAAAATGGCTGATACGACCTTTAACACCACGGCGGGCCAGACCGTAGACCGCGAACTTCTGATCGCGTATCTCAATACGGGCGAAACCGGAACCCCCACGTGGTCTCCCCTCGGTACGCGCGTTACGGATTCCAGCATGGAATACGACTGGCAGGAGGATTCCTCGAAGGATATCCTTGGCACGACGCGCACGACCATGAAGAAACCCATCATCACGCAGACCTTTGACCCGTCTGATCTGGACGCTGGCGACCCTGCCATCGTCAAGGTTTGGAATCTTGCGGTCAAGGAGCAGAACGCGGCGGCGCTGGCGAATCAGGACGTGCTGATTGTCCACGCTTATGCAGGCACGGCAAAGACCGCAGTATTTGCGGAGCGCTATTCGTCCTGCATGGTCAAGCCGTCTTCTCTCGGCGGCGAGGGCGGCGGCTTTATCGGTATGCCTATCGACGTGACGCTTGGCGGCACGCGGACTGTCGGCACTGCCGCTATCTCTGGCAATACGGTTACGTTTACCGAGGGCGAATAAGAAATAGAGGGCTGGCGTTTGTCAGCCCTCATTTTGGAGGAAGGTATGGAACTCACTTTTGATTCTGGCGTAAAAGAATACACAATTCGCGGCGTAAACGGCGTTGTTACCGTTTACTTTAATCCTGCGGACGTGAACTTTGCGAAAAAGGCGTATAAAGCGTTTGACGATCTGCGTAAGAAGCAGGATGCGCGCGCAAAGGCGCTTGAAAAAGATATTTCTGATGATGAGCTTTTCGACATGGTGGAAACCTTGGACAAGGAAATGCGCGGCATCATCAATGTCCTGTTTGAACAGGACATTGCAGATACACTATTCGGAAGCATCAATGCCTATTCCGCTGCCAATGGTGCGCCCGTGTGGCAGAACTTTATGATGGCAATCATCGATCAGTTCGAAGATGCAACGAAGCGCGAACGGGCGCTTGCAGATGAAAAAATCCGCAAGTACACACAGAAATACAAAAAATGATGTATGGACTTCCGACGTCGCTGAACGTCTGCGGCGTTGAGTATGCTATCCGCTCGGACTATCGTGCGGCGTTGGACGTGCTTTCGGTATTCGCTGCGGTCGATCTGGACAACGGGCAAAAGGTTCTGGCTGCGTTGGACATTTTCTATCCTGATTTTTTGCAAATGCCAGATGAGCACATTCCAGAAGCGGTGAAGCAAATGACGTGGTTTCTCGACTGCGGCGACGACGGCGACAACAGGAAGCGCCCTAAACTGATGGATTGGGAACAAGACTTCCAATACATTGTGGCTCCCATCAACCATGTTGTGGGGCAGGAAGTGCGAGCAATGCCTTATTTCCACTGGTGGTCATTCGTCTCGGCGTACTATGAAATCGGAGATTGCTTGTTTGCAAACATCGTGCGAATCCGCAATTTGAAAGCAAAAGGGAAAACGCTCGACAAGTCAGATAGAGGATTTTACCGAGAAAACAGGCGGCTTGTTGATCTGAAGAAGCCGATGACGGAAGAAGAAAACGACACGATCAATGCGTGGTTGGGCAAAAAAACGCCCGACGCATAATAGCATCGGGCGAGGGTGGTTACTTGCCTGCAATGAATGTAATTTCGTTTCCAGACCAAAAGTCGGGAGTAAAGCGAATTTCAATTTCTTTCCAGCCTTTGGGGACTTCGTATCCGACAACACCGGTTATTTTCTTACCAGCAGCAACGGCTCCGTCTAACTGGGGTTTATCGGTTGCGATGGTGGCCGAAATGCTCAGATTTGTCGAGTAGTCATCAACATAGGCGTTGAACGATGCGATAGAGCTAACGGCAATATCTTTATCCGACTGGTTATCAATGGAGAATTCACAAAGCAAAAACACATTGCCATCATCAGGGGTGTTGAACTGCGATCCATTGCTTTCGGTGCAGGAATCAAACTTTACACTGACCCCGTTTAGCTCGGCAGTTTCTCCAACGCTAAACGTTTGTTTCTCCGCGCTGGGATCATCGCCCATGTCGTTTAATGCGGCGGCAATCATGCAAATGCCGAAAATAGCGATGATAATCCCCAGCACTGGGTGGCGCTTTTTCTGCTTGGCTCCACACTGCGGGCAAGTGGTAGCGGATTTTGCGATAGATGCCCCGCATACCTTGCAAGTAGTCATCTTATCCATTTTTCATTCCTCCTTGCCATTATTTATGGCTGCTTGGATGATATCACGCAAAAAACCAAAAAGCAAGAAGGTGATATTATGGCTGACGGCGAAGTCGTATTTGAAGCGACTATTAGCGACAAAAAACTCCATCAGGAGTTGAACAAAGTAAAAAGCAATATCGAATCCTTACAAAAGGAGTTTAACAGGCTCGGCGACCAGAAAACGCCGATGGAAGACCGGCTGCGCAACATCGGAGCAGAGCTGGATGCGGCAAAACAGGAGCTTGCCGATATGCGCACAGCGCCAAAAGGCACGTATGAGAAAATCGACGTGTCCGAGCAGGCCGAGCGCGTGCGAATGCTGCAAAGCGAATTTAACAAAACTGCAAGTAGCATTGACAAGCTCAACGAAAAGCTCAACAAAACCGGCGATAAGATTTCCGACGCGAAAACGCAGGCAGTCGAGCTAACACAGCAGATCGAGGGCAGAGCCAAAGGCGCAGGGCTGCGCAATGCAACCGAAGCGGCGGCAGATTCCATGAAAGTATTTAGGCAGCGCTTAAAATCCGTTGTCCGCAGTGCACTTGTTTTTACAGTTATTACCCAAGCGTTAACAAAAGTGCGCGACTGGGTAAAAAATGTCGTAATGGTAAACTCCGATGCAAGAGAATCCATTGCGCAGCTTAAAGGAGCGCTTTTGACGTTGGCACAGCCTCTTGTAAGTGTAATTGTTCCCGCCTTTACACTGCTTGTAAAAGTTATCACGGCAGTAGTCTCGCAGATCACGCGTCTTGTGGCGCTTATCTCCGGCAAGAGCGTCAAGGCAACTGCTAACTCAGCAAAGGCGCTGAACAAGGAAACCAGTGCATTAAAGGGAACGGGCAGTGCCGCAAAGAAAGCGGCAAGTCAGCTTGCGGCGTTTGATGAGATCAACCAGATTTCCACCGATACCGCAAACGATACGGGCGGCGGTGCATCCGCTGACGCAATCACTCCGGACTTTAGCTACATGGACGACATCAGCGACCGCTTAAAGAAAATCGCTGATGCAGTCATGCTCATTGCTGCAGGCTTAGCGCTGTGGAAAATCAGCAGCAGCTTGCCGGGTGTGCTTGGCACTATTCTGCAAAAGCTCGGCGGCATCCTCATCGCTGTTGGCGGATTGATCCTTCTGTGGGACGGTCTATCCGACGCATGGAATAATGGCGTTAACTGGGGGAATCTGCTCGAAATGCTTGCAGGTACAGCGGCGCTTGCAGGGGGGCTTGCAATTGCATTCGGCAAAGTCGGTGCGGGCATCGGCCTTGTAGTGGCTGGCGCAGCAATGATTATCACAGCGTTTAAGGACATTTGTGATAACGGTGCAAATCTCCAAAATACGCTGTTATTGATTGCTGGCATTGTGGCAACGGGGCTGGGGTTCTTCTTCTTGACCGGTAGCGTCATCCCACTTGTGATTGCGGGAATTGCTACGGTAGTTACCGCTGTACTTGCGCTGACTGGCAATCTGACCGAGTTTGCGAGAAACCTTAAAGATAACATCCTTGGCGGTATTATCCAGTTTATCAAGGGAGTGTTCACTGGTGACTGGAATTCTGCATGGGGTGGTGTCAAAAAGGTATTTAAAGGCATCTGGAACAGCATCGTCATTATTGCCGAAAGCGCGGTTAATGCCATTATCAAGGGATTAAACTGGCTTATCAGCAAGATCAACACGATTAAGTTTACCGTGCCGAGTTGGGTCCCTGGCATTGGCGGCAAAAGCATCGGCGGGCATCTTTCCTCGCTTTCTGAAGTACATCTTCCGCGTCTGGCAACCGGTGCAGTCATTCCGCCCAACAAGGAATTTCTTGCTGTACTGGGCGACCAGAAGAGCGGAACGAACATCGAAACGCCACTTGCAACGATGGTCGAAGCATTTAAGCAGGCTATGGCGGAATCCGGCGGCGGTGCAACCACTGTTGTTATCCAGCTTGACGGTAAGGAAATCGCACGCAGCACCGTGAAGAATATCAACAACATGACGCGCGCGGCGGGTAAGCCCGTGCTGCTGTACTAAGGAGGGGAAACATGGAAGTTCTTATTATCAACGGCACGGACTACTCCGATTTTATCGCCACAAAGGGTTATGGGTGGAGCCGCAACGACCTCGACAGCGATAAGACCACCCGCACAAAAGACGGGAAAATGCGCCGCGACAAGATTACCAGCAAGCGGAAACTGAACTATACAACGCGCTCTATGCCTCGCGATAAGCTGGCAAAGCTCGATGATGACCTTAATGAGACAACGTTCACGGCCAAGTATCTTGACTTGCATGGCGTTAGAACCAGCACGTTTTACTGTTCTTCGATGGGATGCACGCTCGAGGAAGCGGCAGACGATAATGAGGTGTGGGGCGGCGCGACGTTTAATTTGATCGAGGTGTGATATGGGACAGACGACAAGCGCACTTTGGGCTGATCTGCTACGCACCCCCGGCACAGAACGCGAGTATAAATTTGACGTTGCGGGCACGGAATATGGCAAAGACGCGGAAGTGTCGCATTCCGTTGAATCGCAGCTCTTTGAAGAGTTCGGCATCGGCAACGCCTGTTGTGCAACGCTAAAAATGGCGTTATATGCGGACAACGTACCGCGCGCCGCGACGATCAAGCGCTATCTCAGGCTTGTCAATGGTACACAGGCAACAGACTGGATTCCCAAAGGCGTGTTTTTCACTAACCGACGTTCCTGCGACGGTGATTATTGGGAACTCGAAGCCTATGACGCTATGCGCAAGGCTGACGTTGTGTGGGAGCCTGACCAGTCGCTTACGTTTCCGATGACCATGCCCGCGGCGGTAAACATCTTTTGCCAGTTGATGGGCGTGGAGCTTGACAGCCGAACAGCGCTCAACAGCTCATACACCATCGACTATCCCGCAAATGATTACACCATCCGCAATGAGCTATGTTTTATCGCAGCGGCGCACGGCGGGAACTGGATTATCACCGACGAGGGGAATCTTTTGCTTGTCCCGCTGTTGTCCATGCCGGAGGAAACGAATTATCTTATCACCGAGCACGGCGATGCAATCACATTTGGATGGGTGAGAATCCTTGTCTGAAAAATATTTTGTTGGTCAGGATATGACCAGTTTTGCCGACAATGGCAGATACAAACCTATCTCCCGCGTGACGCTTTTACTCGACGATGAGAAGAGTTTGACCGCTGGCGATAACGAAGGCATGGAAATCACTGCAAGCTGCCCACACGCGACACAAGCAATGGTAAATGCTCTGCTGCAAAAAATGAAAGGGTATCAATACCAAGCTTATGAAGCAGTGGCGGCAAACATTGACCCCGCTGCGGAGCTTGGAGACGGCGTGAATGTCGGCGGTCTGTATTCTCCGCTTTCCCGCATTGCCGACGATGGGCGTGGTTATGCTGATATTTCCTCTCCCGGAGAAGCAGAGGTGGAAGGCGAATACCCGGCCGAGGGGTACATCACACAAGAGTTCAACCGCAAAATTGCCGAAACACGGTCAACTATCACCAAGACCAGCGCGGTGATCATGTTCAAGGTGGAGGGCATCGACGGCAAATACACCGAGGTCAAGACCACGCTGGACGGTCTGACGGTGACGGATCAGAGCGGCACGACCAAGATCAAGGGCAGCAGCATCGAGACGACCACGCTCAAAGTTGATGCGGCGAATATTACAGGGTCGCTGACCATCGGGCAACTGCCAGACACCGTGGCGCAGACGAGCCAAATCCCGAAGCTGACGAGTGAGCTTACCAACGACAGCGGGTATCAAACGGAAACTGGCGTGACGCAGATCATCGACGGCAGGGTAACGGCGGATTATATCTATGCGCTGGGCATTGAAGCAAATTCCGTGCGCGGGGCAGAGGTTGCGATAAAAAACGGCAACGGTGTGTCAGTCGGTGGTATCTCAACGACATGGACAGAATCGGGTCTGGACGGTATCGCAATTACATCTACAACGGGACTTAAAATCGGCGCGAATACGAACCTTTTTCTGTCCGCTGGCTCTGGCGGGTCTATAACGCTCAAAAACAAAAGCATGATTTTGAGCAGCCTTGCATTGTGTCTGAGCCCGAACATGGGCTACGGCTACGGTGCGCCGTCTGGCGCAGGCGTTGCGGGGCAAATCTACGTCCAACTGAGGCAGTGATATGGCTAACTTCTGGGTAACAATTACGCCAGATCCAAATGACGGGACTAAGGTGCACGTCAGCGCCGAGTTTTCCGGCGGTGATGAGAGCTACTCTTACGACAAGCGCATTTTTGTGCGCTTGGTTGGGGCTGGTGACTACTACTTTTACTCGCCGCAGCAAAGCGGCGGCTACAATACATTTGCTGGCGAGATCACGGGGCTAACGCCGGGCACAACGTACACATGGTTTGTATGGCTGCAAGTCCGCGTCACAGGAGGATACGGCAACAACAGCAACGAGACGAGGGGAAACGTTACTACAGCCTCGGTGTCGCCTCCGCAGCCGACGAGGACTTACTACGCCTATATTGCATTTAATGCGATGGGCGGCAGCGGCGCGCCAGCGACGCAATACGGCAATGAGTCAAACGACAACGGATATGTCAATTTCTACCTGCCGAGCACCGTCCCCAAAAAGAGCGGGTATGTGTTTGCGGGATGGTCGCTCAACTCGGACGGCTCCGGCACGATTTACGCCGCGGGCAGCAAGATCGTGCTGTACAGCGGCGCGACAGCCTATCCCGGCACGGGCTACACGCTTTACGCCGTCTGGGTGGAGGACACAAACTCTGGCATCCTGATCTCAAACGGCATTGGGTATCTTCCCGGGGACGTATGGCTATACGCAGACCGATGGCGGCTGGGCGATATATGGGTATGCCTCGGCGGGACAACCTGGAAACGAGGTGGATAAAATGGAACAGGCAATGCAGGCAATGCGCACGGCTTTTGACGTGCTGGATACGGTCACGATCTCCACGTCGGAGGTTGACAAGATGTACACGGCGCGCAACGAACTGCGCAGGGCGTATGCAATGCTCGCGCAGGCCGTGGAACGCATGAGAGCCGAGCAGACGGAAAAGGAGGGAACCGATGGCTGATAAAAGAGTAAGTGATCTCGTCCTCGCAAAGAGCATCACGGGGGAAGACTTGCTCTTGCTCGAACAAAACGGCGAAGCAAAGAAAATGCGCGGAGAAACGCTTGTTAAATTTGTCGCTCTGAATGTTGATGCCGTATCGGTCAGTACGCTGCAAACGGGCGAGCAAGCGACTGGGAGATACGACGCTGCGTCCCGCACTCTGATTCTTGGCATCCCGCGCGGCGAGCGCGGGCCAAAGGGTAATAGCATAAAATCGGCAAGCGTCGATAACAACGGGTATTTAACCATTACGTTTGACGATGGCACGGGATACAGCGTCGGGAATGTCGTAGGCCCCCGTGGCCCAGAAGGTAAACCCGGTGCTAAGGGCAAAGACGGAAGCGACATCACAGCGGCAAACATCGACGAAAGCGGACATCTTATTTTAACAAAATCGGTTGGAGGGCTAACAGCTATCTTAGACGCAGGTTACTGCGTTGGGCCGAAGGGCATGGCCGCTGACAGTTTTACGCTGGCGCTCCCCGCGAGTGGATGGAGCGGGAATGCGCAGACTGTGAGCCATGCAAAGCTCGCAAAGGCCGGGTATTCCTACATCGTGCAACCCGCTGGCGGCAGCTACGGCGCATACTCTGCGGCAGAAATCTATGCGGATGACGTGACGGTGGATGGCAAAATCACCTTCCATTGCGCGGCAACTCCCACGGTCAATGTCACGGTAAATGTCCTCAAAGTTGAGGTGGCATCATGAGTTTGGTCTTTAATATGTGCGGCCCTGCGTTTCGCTTTGACATTCATCGCGCAACTGTTGCGGCAACCATATCGCACACGATCAAGGGCATAGCCAAGCATGAGGATAAATATCTCATCGCTCTCAATGATGAGAGCTGGAATCTCTACGCCGCATGGATCAGCCACAATAAGTATTCTCCCCCGGCAAAATTGAATGCAACCGGAACGTATCCTGCGGCGGGGATTGCGGTAGGATCGGATATTGTGTACATACCCATTTCCGACAAAGACGGCGGCGCGCTATACAAAGATAGATATCTTGTCCGGCTTGAGTCCTCTCAGTTTATCAATCCGTCTCAAGGGGGATTTACTTATACCGCTCTTGCCAACGTCCGACTAAACCGTATTATCAACGGGATGAATGCCCTTATGTATGGCGCAGGTAAGAGAGTGGATAAACCGATTGTCGCCTATGCCAATTACCCTGCGGTTGGCATCCAATTGCAGGGATGGGGCTTAACCGGAGAGGAAGCCGTTGACATCTCCATGTGCCGGGATGCCGATGGGAATATCAAGGTGGCAATTATAACCGACAAGGGCAGGGTGCAAATTACCTCTGCCAATGAGGACGGCCCTTTGCAAGGTGGTGCAGACGCGATATTAGCACCCAACACCGAGAAGCTCGTCATGCTCACAGGCGACAGCGTTACAAAATATCGTTGTGCTTATGCTCAAAAAACGGAGACGGGGTATCGTCTCGTGAGCCGATATGGCGACGGCACAGAGGTTATCAGTCCTGATTTTGCCGCGCAGGGGTGTACCATCATCGGCGCTGGTCGAATTGGCAAGACCGCCGCCGTCGTCTACTCGGACGAGCAAAAAAATGCCCGTGTGTATGTTAATACCGACGGCGTAAATGGAAGGTCGTATCCGCTCGGCATCACCGCGCCAGCTGCGATGTGCCAGACCAATACGGGCATCGCAGTTATCGGCAAAATCGGACCAGAGTCGCATACCGTTGTCGAGGTAAATCCGTTGTAACGGGAGGAGGATATCATGAGGACAGTCATTGTGCGTGATGCCATGCGCATCCCGCTCGGCAAGCAGGGCGAGAACAACGCCGTGCGTGTCGTTTGGCCTAAAATCTCAGAAAAGTACGCCAAGCTCTACGGCGATGGGCGCTTTGAGTTGGTGGTCGTGCAGAAAGGCAAGGCATACCCTGCCGTAGTTAACGTAGACGGTGCTGACCTTGTATGGGACGTGCGCGCGGTGGACGTTGCAACGGCAGAGGTTGGCAGTTTAGAACTGATCTATTACGTCGGCGACACCATCGCCAAGTCGCAGACGTGGGAGACGATTGTGGTTGCATCCAAAAGCGCGGATGGGATGACCGAGCCGCCCGAAGACCCCGCGAGGGCATGGTTTGACGCAATCAAGCGCCAAATCGGCGATCTCAGCAAACTGACCACCAAAGACAAGGAAAACCTTGTCGCGGCCATCAACGAGGCGGCAAGAACAGGCTCGGGCGGCGGCGGAACAGTCGAAATGCGGGTGGATGGCGGCTACATCCAGTACAGCACCGACGGCGTGACGTGGGAAAACCTGATTGCCGTTGCCGACCTGGAAGGAAGGCCCGGTAAAGATGGAGAACCGGGCGCTCCGGGTGCTCCGGGCAAGGATGGAGAACCCGGCAAGGACGGCCACACGCCGAAAATCGCGGCAACAAAAACGGGCAAGACCACAAGTATCACTGCTGATGGCGTGGAGATTGCCCAAATCAAGGACGGCGAAGACGCTGCCGCCGACCTCTCCCTCGGCATCACCGGCGCGACGGTCGGTCAAATCGCCAAGATCACGGCGGTGGACACCGACGGAAAGCCCACCAAGTGGGGGCCGGTGGAT